TCAACTTGGGTGTGGGGTGGTTCGCCATTTAATCTAAATATAGAAACAGCAGATGGTAATGTTAATGTTATTGAAATACAATCAGAAGAACAATTAGAAGATTTAGTAGACCAACAAAACAGATGGAATCAAAGTGGTTTTAAAGGTAGTGTATTTCAATCAGATGCTATAGGTTTTACATTACCAAACAATGTAGTTAATACTGGGAGTGGCTTAAATTTTACAACTGAATTTGGAGTTGATAAGACTGGTTTAACTGGAACTGGAAAAACATGGGCTGGTGTTAATGATACAGCAGAAGATATTTTAATCAATACATCTAGAGATTTAATTAGCACTTCAAAAGCAGGATTAGCACAATTTACTAATGTTGGACTAGGCGACAATCCTAATTCGTGGGCTTATGATACAGCTAACAATACATGGCTTACAAAAACTGAATATGATTTGATAGCAGACCCTTTAAAAGCAAATTTACAAGAGGGTAATGCCATAGCGGAAACTTTAAGTTCAGCTTATGATGATGGCACCAATATTTTTAGTGATGCTGCTCAAGGTGTGTCTAATTTTTTAAATAAAGAAATAATAGCTGGAACAGGTGGTGAGGGGTATTTAGGGCAATTAACAAATGTAAAAGTTGGTGAAGCGTTATCAGGTGTAGGTATGTTAATGTCTTTAAAAAGTGCTATTGATGACGCAAATGTTAGTAATGTTGTTGGAACTGCAGCAGGTGCAGCAGGATTAGGTTTATTTGGTGCAAACGCACAAGCATTAGCAACCCCCATTAGGTGCTGTTGCATTAATAGCAGGTTTAGGTGGACTTGGACAGCCTGACCCACCAAATATGACTGGTTTTGGTGGAACTGATTTAGCAAGTGGTGAAAGTGTTAGCTTTGGTATGCAAGGCGATAAATTTAACGAAGATAATGTTAATAATGCAGGAAATGTTGCTAATGTAATGGGTGGCGTTGTAAATAATATTACAAGTGCATTTGGTTTAAATGCAGAGGGTGACATACTAGCACAAACAGGAAATCGTGACCCACTTAATATAACTTTTGGCGACCAAGAATCTACACAAACATTAAACGATAGATTAAATTATAGTACAGAAACTGGCGACATTACAAACTCTAATGATGATATTACAAGATTATATTATACAGGTCGTGATAATAATGATGGCGCAACTTTAGCTGATAATTTAGTTAAAGGCACAGCCTTATTATCGTTTAAAGCTCTTGCAAATGGTGAAGATAGTATAAATATCGCAGACATTACATTACCAGCAAGGTCTGCAGATGATGTTAAAAATACTTACTTATCACAAGGTTTAGATGAAGTAGCCGCAGATGCCTTAACAAGTGCAGCTCGTAGTGCAAGTGGAGCAACTTCTGAATTATTAGGTGGATTATTGTTAGCCAATACAACTAATGAAGCTAATTATTTAACTAATACTGAAAGAACAAGTTTATTAGAGCAAGGATTTACAGACGAACAGCTAGACACAATATTATATGGTACAACAGAAGAAAGCATAACTGCTGTAAATTTATTAAACACTAATGAGGAAAATAACGAAGAAAACATATAGAGGAAAAAATGGTAAAAATAGAGAATTTAGAAAAGGATAAAGCTCGTGCCGAACAAGCACAGGCATTATTACGAAACGAAATATTACAAGAGGCTTTTACATATTTAGAGGAACAATACCATATTGCATGGGCTAATAGTTCNCTAGACCAAAAAGACCCTCGTGAAAAAGTTTTTATGATGTTGACAACGCTTAAAGCTGTTAAGCAACACATAGAAAATGTCGTTACTGATGGTAAATTAGCTGACGACACCTTAAACCAACTATGACCAAGCATTAAGCAGTCAAAAGGAGAAAAACATGACAGACGACAACCCTAAAGGGAACGACCCTATCAACATGGCGGAAGCCACAAGCCTACTACTTGACAGGCAGGAATCAGAAGATAATCCACAACCGAATCAAGAGGCACAACCANAAACAGAGGTTGAAGAAACCCCTGATGTAACAGATACAGAAGAACCAACAAGTGAACAACCTGATGAGGCACTAGAAGCTGTTGAGGAAGATGTATCGGAAGAATTAGATGAAGAAATAGTAACCGAAGATGAAACTGAGGAATACGAGGAACAAGAATACTATACTGTAGAAGAATAATGGTGTAGAAGAAGATGTTAGCCTTGATGAATTGGTTGCAGGTTATTCTCGACAATCTGATTATACAAAAAAGACAACCGATTTAGCTAATCAAAGAAAAGACTTTGAACAGCATCAAGAGGCTCTTTTACAGGAGAGGCAATCTCTCCAGCAAGGTTTACAACAGTTAAACCAGCAGTTATCTGCGGAAACGCAAAACCAGCCTACACAAGAATATTGGGATAATCTGTATGAATCAGACCCCTTAGAATATGTGAGGGCTAAAGACAAATTTCGTGACAAAGAGGCGGAACTTGTAAAAGTTCAAGCAGCACAAAATGAACTTGCACAGCGACAAGCATTTGACCAACAGGAAGTTATGAAAAAACATATTGCCGAAGAACAAGTAAAATTGACAAAGGCAATTCCTGAATGGAAAGATAATAAAGTTGCTGAAATGGATAAAAGAAACATTGTTACTTTTGCAAAGCGTTATGGCTTTAATGAACAAGAGTTAAACAATGCTACTGACCACAGAGCAATATTAATGCTGCGTAAAGCTATGCTTTATGATGAACTTGAATCAAAAAAACCGCTTGTTAAGAAAAAAGTTAAGAAAGCACCGAAGATGACGAAATCTGGTAAAAAGATAACAACTACAAAAACTTTGCAAAAAGGAAAGGTTGATAAAGCCTTCAATAAGTTGAAATCAACTGGCAGCATGGATTCTGCTGTTGATTATCTTTTACAAAAATCCAATTAACCATATAAGGAGTTTATAATATGGCAACTTACTTAACCGCAAACGCTGTTGGTGAGAGAGAAGATTTGTCTGATGTAATTTCTCGTATTGACCCTGCTGAAACACCAATTTTCAGTAATGGCAAGAAAATTACAACAAGTGGTGTATTCCACGAATGGCAAGTTCAAGAACTTACAGCAGCAGCAGACGACAATTACCAATCAGAGGGCGCAGATTACTCATACGCTAATCCTACCGCTACAACTAGACTTGGTAATTATCATCAAATTTCTATCCAAGCTGCATCAGTATCAGGTACACTTGATGTTGTTGACAAAGCTGGTAGAGATAAAGAAACAGCTTATGTTAAAGTCTTAAAAGGACTTGAGCAACGCAGAGATATTGAAAAAGCACTTTGCAAAAACGAAGCAAGAGTAGCTTCACCTGAACCAAGAAAAGCAGCAAAAATTAGTTCTTATATAACTAATGTTTCACTTGTTTCCCCAAGTACAACACCTGCAGGTACAGGAGCTGATGTTTCTGACAAAGCTGGTACTAACGCTGCACTAACATTAGCGAAAATTGATGTTGCAATGAAAGCTGCATACGAAGATGGCGGACAGCCTGATATGCTTGTAGTTTCACCTGCAAACAAAGTAGCTTTTAGTGACTTATCTTCAGGTTCTGTAGCAACACAACAGTTGCAATACACAGCACCTAGAGAAGTAGCTATCGTTGGTAGCGTTTCACTTTATCTTACAGATTTTGGTGAACTTAGCGTTACTATCGACAGACAAATGCTTGATGACACAGTATTCTTATTAGATTCTGACCACTATTCTATTGGCTCATTACCTAATAGACTGTTTTCTGTTTCAGATGTAGCACCGACTGGTGATGCAACCAAGTTTGCAATAGTTTCTGAGTGGACTTATGTTCCAACAGCACCTAAAGCACACGCTATGGTAACAGACTTAAATACATAATTTAAGCAAAGGGGGGTATTAAGTACCCCCCACAACTTAGGATTTACAATGAAAAAAATAATTGGTTATGACCCTGTACAGAAAAAAACAACATATTTTCATGGGGGTAATGATGGTCAACATCATGTTTCAGTAGAACAAGATACAAAAGACATAATTAAAAAAGCCAAAAATTTAGATATTGATTACAAACCATACAATATCGTAGGTACACAAAAACACATGAGGCAAATCGCAGAAATACCTGCAAACCTCTATTATGAATTATTACATAAATTCGGAGAACCGAAGAAAAACAAAAAAGCATGGTCAAGATGGTTAAATGACCCTGACAACAAATATTTTAGAACAGGTGGCGGAAGTATATAATGGCAACAGATTATTCATCATTAAAAACAGAGATAGCTGATTTTTTAGCTAGAGATGACTTAACGACACAAATTGATACATTTATTGATTTAGCTGAAAGTCGCATATCTCGTGAACTAGAAACTCGGTCACAAGACACACGAACAACTTTAACAACAAGCGCAGATAATGCCTATGTATCGTTGCCAACTGATATGCGCAGTATTCGCAATGTAAAGGTAATGAATAACCCTCGTGTTACATTAAGGTATTTATCACCGCTACAAGTAAAGAAAGAATACGCAACAACAGGTACTGGTTTACCACGAGTTTATAGCGTTATTGGTGATAATTTATTTTTAGCACCAACACCTGACTCAACACTTAACATAGAATTGACCTATAAAGCGTCTGTAAGCTCTTTAAGCGACAGTAACACGACAAACACTATATTGACTCGTTTTCCTGATTTATACCTCTATGCGAGTCTATTTCACGCTTATACATATTTATTAGATGAACAAAGGGCTACACAATACAACGCACTTGTAGAGAACATACTGCAATCAATACGAATTGATGAAGAAAAAGGTAATTATGGCGTAGGTTTAGAGATGCGTGGTGATTATGGGGAAATAAGATAATGAAGAATTTTGGTGAATGGTTACCTGACCAGCCTGACAACACAAGCGGTGTGACAACAGCCAAAAATGTTATACCTGCTGCAAGAGGGTATCGTGGTTTACAAGATTTATCCCAATACAGCAATGCTGCGGATAATAGATTAAGAGGAATATTTGCCGCTAAAGATGATACTGGCGACCCTAAGATATTTGCAGGTGATGTTACAAAATTATATGAATTTACAAAATCTAATTCTAATTTAACAAATATATCTAAAGGTGGAAATTACACATCATTAGGTAATGATGATATATGGAAGTTTATAGATTTTAGTGGTTTTGTTATTGGTGCGTCAGGGCATAACAATATACTACAAGTATATGATAATGGTACAAGTTCATTATTTGCCGACATAGCTAATAGTCCTGCAGCTAAACATATAGCAGTTGTAGGTGATTTTGTTTTCACAGGTAATGTTAAATATGGTGGCCACACATATCCAAATCGTGTGTACTTTTCCTCACTTGCTTCGCATACAGGTTGGACAATAGGCACAGACCAATCCGATATTCAGGATATATTTGATATGGGAGATATTACAGGTATTGTTGGTGGAGAATACGCAACGATATTATGTGAAAAGGGTATAGTGCGTGGGTCTTATGTAGGTACGCCATTGATATTTCAATTTGATAAAGTACAAACAGGGTTTGGTTGTAACTATCCAAATTCAGTAGCAAGTGTTGGTGAAACTGTATTTTATTTATCAGATGATGGTTTTTATCAATTTGATGGACAAAGAAGTACGCCAATAGGTGCGGAAAAAGTAAATCGTTTTTTCTTTGATGATTTTACAATACGAAATAAAGGAAGAATATCTACTGCTGTTGACCCTACAGAACAAATAGTTGTGTGGTCATATACATCAGGTAGTTCTAATGATGATACACCTGATAGATTATTAATTTATAATTATGCGTTACAAAGATGGTCGTATGCAGAATTAGACTGTGAACTTATATCGCCATTTATGACTATTAATTATACTTTAGAAGAATTAGACGCTATTAGCACATCATTAGATGGACTACCTGCTTCACTTGACTCATCAATATATATTGGTGGTCAATTTATCTTTGGTGGCTCTAAAGATAATAAGTTACACACCTTTAGTGGTATCAACAAAGAAGCCTTAATTGAAACTGCTGATTTAGATACAGGTAATGGTCGTACAAGCGTTATAACGAATGTTATACCTTATGTTGAGATAGTAAGTGGCACGACACCATCTGTTACAGCACAAGTATCGTCAAGACGCAGACAAGTTGATGATGATAGCTTTGGCACAGCAAGTACCTTAAATGATGATGGATATTGCAATGTAAGGTCAAATCAAGGTAGGTATCATAAAATAAGATTAAATGTTTCAGGTACTTGGAAATATATACAAGGTGTAGAAATAGAGGCAAAAACAGTAGGTAAACGATAATGGCTGATAACCAGTTTAAACGACTAGCTAATCAAGGTGGCAACCCAAGACAAGTTGCAGAAGTGGTTAATAGGGTTCTTGATGGTGGTTTAAACTCTACAGGTTCAGTAACCTTGCAAACCTCATCTGCAACAACTGTTGTAAGTGATGTGCGTGTAGGTGAAAATAGCGTAATAACTTTTATGCCAAAAGATACTAACGCTGCTGCCGAATTAACAGCTTTGTATGTATCAGCAAGAACGAATGGAACTTTTACAATAACGCATAACAATAGTGGAACAACACGAGCCTATGAATACATCATCATTGGATAAAGAAGCGTGGTTAAAATCACGCAAATACATATTAGAAGCCTTAGAACAAGGCATAGATAGCCATAGTGAAAAAGATGTATTTTATGCAATAGCAAGGGGTGATGCTCAATTATGGACAGGGCAAAAATCTGCTTGTGTAACAGAAATAGTCACATATCCTAATTTTAAAATGATACGATTTTGGTTAGGTGGCGGTAATTTAGAAGAATTAAAGGAAATGGAAAAACCAATCTGTGAATGGGCTAAATCCATTGGTTGTAAAAAATCAATGATACTAGGTCGTAAAGGTTGGTCAAAAATTAAACACGAAGATAGAACCTACAAAGATGTAGGCACAATTTCAATAAGGAGTATATAATGAGTTTAGGCGGAAGCGAACAAACAGGAGTACAGACAACAACTGTGCTGCCACCTGCGTATGTGTTACCACAATTAGCGTATGGTGCAAATGAAGCTCAAAGAATGTATAGTGCAGGTACTGGTTTTGGCTATTATCCTGAAAATACAGTAGCAGGATTTAGTCCAGAACAACAAATGGCTATGACGCTGCAAGGTAATCGTGCCTTATCTGGTAGTCCTATAACACGAGAAGGTCAGTCATTAGGTTTAAACACTTTGCGTGGTGATTTTTTAGGAAGTAATCCTTATTTTAAACAAGCTGTACTAGACCCAATTACAGACCAAGTGCAAGGTCAATTTAGTCGTGCAGGGCGTTTAGGTTCTGGTGCAAATCAAAATGCTTTAACTCGTGCATTGTCAACACCATTAATGCAAAACTATGAAAACGAAAGACAAAGGCAAAGCAATATGTTATCTAATGTGCCTGCCCTTGCTAACCAAGATTATACTGATTATGCACAATTAGCAGCAGTTGGATTAGACAGGCAACAACAAGCACAAAGACAAATTGAAGCTAATAAATCTCGTTTTGATTTCTTACAATCTGCACCACAACAAAGACTTGGTACTTTCTTAGGAAACTTAAACGCTGCAGCAGGAAATGCACAAACAACAAACCAACCTTTATATGAAAATACAAATGCTAATGCTTTAGCAAATACAGCTACTTTACTTAGCATTATTAAAAGTTTGAGGGGTTAAATATGACTTTGTTAAACAATGCTGTTAATAATAATGAAGAAGAAAAAGGTTTAAGCGGTTTATTAGGTAGATTAGATAGTCAAAGTTTATTAGCTTTTGCTGCTGCTTTACAAGAACAAGCTGCTCCCTCTACAACGCCACAAGGCGGTTTAAGATTAGCTGCACCTATGTTGGCTTACAAACAAGCAAATCAACAAAAACTACAAAAAGAAGCATTAGATAAATTATTTAAAGACAGAGGTATACCTACAGATTTACCACCTGATGTTGCATTAAAATTATTAGGAGATGGCAAACAAAGTTTATCAAACATACAAAAAGAACATCAACAATTTTTAAATACATATAATTTAACCACAAATGATATAGATATAGTTGAATTTCAACAAATGATAGCAAGTCCTGATTTTGCTAATACAAAAATGACTGAAATAAGAAATAAAATAAGTTTACAACAAACACCTATTAATGAAGATAGAAATATTTTAGGTATGTTTGCCAACACAGGTGGTCAGTTAGGGTCAGTTGCTGATAGCGGAACACCAACTAGAAAAGTTACTAATAACCAAATATCATCAACAGGTGGTGAATTAGGAGAAACCCCTAAAAATAATAAAAAAACAATAGAGTTTAGAGGTGAACTTGATAAAGACGGAAGGNGATTTGTTAGATATTCTGATGGTAGTGAAGAATTTGTTAATGTTGAGGGCAGTAAAGCTTTTATAGAAGCTAAAGATAGAGAGTCAGCAGATACAACTAGAATAAGAACAGCAGAAACATTAGCAAGACCACAAATAGATTCTCTAACTAACGCAATTAATATAATAGATAGGCAAGGAACTGAAAGCAATCCTCTTGCTAGATTAG